CAAAATTCGTTATCAGAAGGTCCTCTTGGCACTGAAAAAAAAAAACAGGATAATAACAAGTTAGCTCAAGGTTTTGAACAAACTGCTGTACATTTTGCGATAACAAAAGTTCCTGGCGCAGTTATCGCGCAACAAATCATACGCGATTCTGGTAGTACTAATTTTATAACAGTAGAAACTTGGAAAACCGCTCGTGAACAAATGAACCCCACATCAGTTGCAAAACAAGGGAAAGAAACAATTGGTAACTATAAATTATTGACTGATAAAAACATAATAGATTCTTATAAAACTTTCATAACCAGCAACAATAATACAAAATATTTTGGTTGTCCTGTCGCACCAACTTTGTCAGGTAATCAAACATTTTCTTGCGATAATTCAATATGCGTTTATAATTACAATACCAAAAATAAAATGTTTGAATTTGATAATAGAAATCTTGAAATTGGTGCAGGAACCGATATTGGCGTACCTAATAGTGAAACAGAAAATGATATTATAAAAGAAATATCATGTATGACCTGTTGGCTTTGCAATTTACCATTAGTAAAACAGAGTCCTATGAAAGACAGTAAACCTCATGGAAATCCAGAGCCACCCCATACAGAGCATGTATTAAACATTTTAGATGCGCTATTTTATTTGGATTTGTTTGAAACAAAAGACACTCAATTAATGATTGATTATAATTCTTATTTGGAACAACATTATTATGGTGAAAGTAATAGCAAAAGTAATTGGGGAGTTGCTCCTGAAAAAGCAGGTTTTTTAGAATATATAAATAATATATATAAAAGACAATTTACCCCACAAGAACCTCTTACTATCTATCCTGGTATAAGTAGTTTGAATGAAGCATGGTTAAAAATACATGATTTTAAATTTGAATATTTATATGCACATCCTGATTGCAATTATGAAAAAAATGATGATTCTTTACTTTGTATTGATGAACGTACAAATCTGGTTTTTAACGAAGCAATGGCCAATAATTTGGCCGATCGTATTTGGAAAAAAAGATTAACACCAACAGGAGGTTTACTCGATGTTCTTGGTTTGGGTTCTTTCAAAACAAACCCAAATAAAGTTCAATGGCAGAAAAATGTATTAGCATCTTGGAAGAAAAGATTAGATATTACTGCTAATTATATTAATTTTAAAAGAGAAGACAAAAATAAAGAAAAATCGTTTTATGGATTTGTTACGTTATGTTCATACATTAATCGTTTACCAAATACGATAAAAGATGTAATGATCAATCACAAAAGTATTGATTTTGATGAAAAATTAACATTACATGAAAAAGAAATTCCTCTTGTTCCTACTGATGAAATGTTATTAACGATAATGCAAATTTTAAGTTATCAAATCGGTAATTTAGCGTTAGAAAATAAAATTACCATACATGATCTTGTAGATTTTTGTAAATTAGATGAAAAAACTAATTCAGAAATTGAAAAATCATTGACAAATTCAAAAGCGCCGCCTGGACGTACAACCAGGGGATTTAAAAATGAAGCAGAAAATTTATTTAAAAAACAATTGCAAATAGTAGTGTTCAATAAATTATTTGAGAAATTTTCCGAAAATTTAAAAAATGTCGTGAATATATTTTCTAGATTATTTTATTCATTGGATAAATCTGATCAAAATGAAAAAAATCGAAATATCATAATTTCTTTAGTGATAGCAAAAGTTTATATTGAACTCATTGATGTCTTCGTTACTTTATTAGAAAATTATTCCGATGGCTCGTTCAAAAACGCGTTAAACCAATATTTAGAAACTGAGAAAACAATTAAAAATATTAAAATACAAGAATTAATTGAAACTTGCAATCAACGTTCAATAACAATTGATTCTTTGAATGATACATCAGAATCTAGTAATCAAGAGGACTACAATAAAGATTATGGTATTTTCAAGGAATTATATAAAGAAAAACCTATAAAAGAAGTTGTAAGTTTTGATTTTGATGAATCGACTATTTCCAAATCGGATATTCCAGAAAAATTAAAAAAACAATCAGAAACAATATTTTCTGCTTTAATAAAAGAAGGCAATGATAAAATAGATGAACAAAATCTAATAAAAAAAATTTTATCAGAATTGAAAAATTCAAATGAAAACACCGACGATATCATTTTGTTAGATAACCAACATACTTTATATGATGAAAATTACTTACAGGTTGATAAAAAAACATTGATATTGATAGACCCGGAGCATGAGTCGAAAACTCTTCCTACCAATAGAATGACTATGCTAGGTATCAAAAAAACGAAAAATAATACAGAAACAATATTGACAATAAAAGAATTTTTCGATAGATATGAAGGAAAAAACAATTCTAAAAAATTTTATTTAGAAATTAATGGAAATTATGAAGAGAAAACAGCCGGTGAAATATCAGTTATGATTATAAAAAAAGAAATAAAAGCTGAATTTATTAAAATTATACCAAAACCGATACTAGGCGGTGGTCGTAAAACAAAACGTAGAACACGTCGCCATAAAAAAACTCGTAAACATAACAAAAAACGTGTATCCAGAAAATATATACATTAGTTATGATATCCGAATTACCATCCAATATTCAAATGAACAAAAAACAATTTCAAAAAATGATTTTCATTACGAATGCACTTGATCAAGGATGGTCGGTTAAAAAATCACAAGATTCGTATATTTTTACCAAAAAACACGAGAATCGTCGCGAGATTTTTCAAGAAAACTATTTAGAAAATTTTATTATTCAAAATGCGACTTCTACCGATATATTCACAAATGTGAAATAGTTATGCATTCAAAATATTTCGATTTTGAATGTTTATTTGCTTGTTTCGTAACAAAAAAATAGTTTTCTTATTTTGACTGATTGTATAGTCAACATATTAATTAATTAATTTAGCAATTTCTTCTGAAAATATTTTCTCAGGAGTCATTATAAAACCGAACGAATGGGTGGAGCACTAATGCAACTAGTCGCCTACGGCGCACAAGACGTTTTCCTTACTGGAACCCCTGAGATTACCTTCTGGAAGGTGTCATACAGACGCCACACTAACTTTGCCATGGAATCCATTGAGCAAACCTTTTCAGGTCAAGCCGACTTCGGTCGTCGTGTTACCTGCACCATCAGTAGAAATGGTGATTTATGCTACAGAACTTACTTACAATTAGTTCTTCCAGAGATCAACCAAAACATGGGTACCGCTGCCGGTTCCGGTGTTTGGGCTCGTTGGTTAAGTTTCATTGGTGAACAAATCATTGCTCAAGTTGAAGTTGAGATTGGTGGTCAAAGAATTGATCGTCAATACGGTGATTGGATGCACATCTGGAACCAACTTACCCTTTCATCTGAACAACAACGCGGTTACTTCAAGATGATCGGTAACACCACTGCTCTTTCATACATCTGCGATCCTGCCTTCGCTCCTGTATCAGGACCATGTGCTGCTGCTGGCGGACCAGCTCAAGTTTGTGCTCCTCGTAAAGCACTTCCAGAAACTACCCTTTACATTCCTCTTCAATTCTGGTTTTGCAGAAATCCAGGTCTTGCTCTTCCTCTTATTGCTCTTCAATACCACGAGGTCAAGATCAACATTGATTTCAGACCAATCGGTGAATGTTTATGGGCTGTTACCTCATTAACTACCAACTCAGGTACCGTTAGTGCCTCAGCTGCTTACCAACAATCCCTTGTTGCTGCCTCTCTATACGTCGACTATATCTTCCTTGATACTGATGAGCGCAGAAAGATGGCACAAAACCCACACGAGTACTTAATTGAACAGCTTCAATTTACTGGTGATGAATCAGTCGGTTCATCATCCAACAAGATCAAGCTTAACTTCAACCACCCTTGCAAGGAGCTTATCTGGGTTGTTCAACCTGATGCCAACGTCGATTACTGTGCTTCCCTTGACCCAACCACTGTTCTTTTCAAAACCCTTGGTGCTCAACCATTCAACTACACCGATGCCATTGATGCCCTACCAAATGCCATTCATGCTTTCAGTGGTCCTGAGGACGTTAACGGCGCCAATGGTGTTATCAACACCTCTGGTCTTTTCCAAATGCCAGGTGCTACTGATGCTGCTGATGCCTCAAATGATTGGGGCAACTACAAACCATTCCCTTCACAAACCCAATCCGGATCCAATGTCTCTGATGCTGGTGCTTTCGTCCTTGCTGAGACCGCTCTTGACATGCATTGTTGGGGTGAAAACCCAGTTGTCACTGCTAAGTTACAACTTAACGGCCAAGATCGTTTCTCAGAGCGTGAAGGTTCATACTTCGACGTTGTCCAACCATTCCAACACCACACCCGCGCACCAGATTGCGGTATCAACGTATACTCATTTGCTCTAAGACCTGAGGAACACCAACCAAGTGGATCTTGCAACTTCTCCAGAATTGATAACGCTGTCTTACAGCTTGTCCTTTCATCAGGAGCTGTTGCTGGTACCGCCACTGCCAAGGTCCGTGTCTACGCTGTTAACTACAACGTTTTACGTGTCATGAGTGGCATGGCTGGTGTAGCTTACTCAAATTAGGGTTAGTCACATAAATAGCGTGACCAACATATTATTTATTATAAAAATCCATAAAAATTAATATAAGATATAATCTTATATTAATATATTCAAACACAGATCTTGCACATGTTTAAGGGTGAACGATATTTGAAATGTTTTATTACACAATCTTGCTTTGCCAGTTGGCAAAGCAATGTTTTTGGTATTTTTACTTATAATTTATTATAATATATACATAAATCTTGATATTGGTTTTTGAAAACAATAACAAAAATAAGGATATAAATAAAACACGATAATTTTACATATGTCAGACATGACAAATTTCAACTTTGTTAAACTTATTGAAAAAAATCCTATATCGAGAATATCATGTAATAATCACAATAAATTATTAAACAAAATAAAAAGTAATTTTTCATCGGACGATCAGCAATTATTTGTTGCTAGTTTTTATACGTATTTAAATTACAATTCAACAACTGATTTCATAATCGACTTAGATAATATATGGAAATGGTTAGGATTTGGGCAAAAAGTAAATGCAAAACGTGTATTGGAAAAACATTTTATACCAGAAAAAGATTACAAATGTTTGCTCCGGTCACCACCGGAGCAAAATTCTGAAGAGAAGAAACATGGTGGGTGTAACAAAGAAACATTTTTGCTTACTATTCATGCATTCAAACGCTTCTGTCTAAAAGCAGATACAAAAAAAGCCGACCAAATCCATGAATATTACATAAAACTAGAAGAAACACTACATGAGGTTATTAACGAAGAAAGTAACGAACTTAAATTACAATTAGAACAAGTAAAGACAGAATTTACCCAAAAAGAAATTACCAATAAAATAACCTTCGACAAAACCCTTAAAAAAGAGAAAGAGCTTGAAAAACAAAAGGTACTGTTGAGAGAATTTGGACACGCGGGTTCTCTAGTTTATGTGGTTCGCGTAAAATCTTACGAAAACGGCGAATATATAATTAAAATAGGTGAAAGTAGAAGAGGAGTAGAAGCAAGGTTCAATGAGCATAAATCAAAATACGAAGAAGCCATTTTATTAGATTGTTTCTTAGTGAAGCGCAGTAAGGATTTCGAAACGTTTATCCATAACCACAAAGATATAAAATTAAATCAAGTTACCGATTTGCTTGGCCACGAAAAAGAAAACGAATTATTTTTGATAGGTAAACATTTATCATATACAATTTTATTAAATATTATCAAAGCAAATGTCAATCTATTTAATGAAATAGATTACGACGAAATAAAAGAAGAAATAATGAGCTTAAAAAGTGTTTTTATTGAAAAACAAAGTGATAATGTACTTATCAAAATGTTGTTAGATAATCAAAATTTATTAATGCAAAAAATAAACGGGCTTGAAAAATCAAATAAAGAAATTCTTGAAAAATTAAACGCATCTCAAACGAGAACAACTACAGGATTTGAAACCCCTTTGCCTACAATTGGACCTAGATTACAAAAAATAAATCCAGATACTTTTCAAATAATAAGAATATATGAAACAGTTAGCGAATGTATGAAAGAAGACCCAAAAATGAAACGTCCTAGTATCAACCAAGCAGTTGAAAAAAACATATTGTACCATGGATTTCGATGGGCATTAGTAGATAGAGAATTAGATCCAAATGTTGTACATAATTTACAACCAACTGTCAAAACAAAAGCGCAAAATCTAGGGTATATAGCAAAACTCAATCAAGATAAAACACAAATATTAAATGTTTATCTAGATAGAAAAACTGCCGCTATTTCAAATGGATACGACTCTCATTCAGCTCTAGATAATCCAGTAAAAAATATTTCACTTACAAAAGGTAATTATTATCTATTATATGATACATGCAATGACAATTTGAAGGAAGATTTTATAAACCGAAATAACGGAGAACCTATATTATACAAAGAAGGTATAGGACAATTTGACGCGCAAAATAATATGACAAGAGAATTCTTATGTAAATATGATTGTATAAAATCATTGAAACTAAGCGACAAAACATTGACAAAGGCATTAGATAAAAATATAGCATATAATGGATTTTATTACAAAAGCATAGGAAGTAAAACTCAATGTTTATGAGAACTTTTTCACTCCATAAAATTGATTCATTTTTATCGCTTTTTCGAGAACTTAAACAAACCAAACAATGACTGAAATTAACAGAGACCAAGAAATCGAGAGATTACAAGCGCGTATTACAGAATTAGAGAACCTCAATAGTAGGTTCCTCGCGCTAACAAATACTACCAGTACAAACGTAACATTAGAAACAGCTACCGGATACATTCTTCACAAAGGAGAACCTCCGGGACTTCACGAATGTCGCGAATGCAAAGAAAACAAGGATTCCACCCATTTCGGATATTACAAAATGCGCGTCGATAAATATGGATATCTTAGCAGAGTCAATGCAGTATGCAGTGAATGCGCGGTGACTCTAGATAGTGAACGAAAAAATACATTAGATACAGCTAAAAAACAAGGTAAAATTCCTCCACAGCCATCAGCCGGTTCCATTTGCCCAGGATGCACCCGTCCGTGGGGTTCTCAGGATAAACCAAGAAACTGGCATCGCGACCACGACGCAATTAAAAATGAATTCCGCGGATGGTTATGCGGTGATTGTAATATGGCCAAACACGATCATCGCCATGGTAAAAGTTAAATTCATTATTTCATAAAAAATACAAAAAACACAAAAAAATAGTACATGTTTTTTACTGGAATAAAATATTATTAACGAAAAACAGCATAAAAATTCGCGGCGACTTGTATTTACAATGGCATCCTACAATGCATCCAATATCAATACCCAAAACGATTTATTAATGCGTAATTTAATGGATTTTTATAAAAATCACGAGAACCTGAATAAAATGATGCGAATCATTAATGGTGAATCCAAGATTTCCCTCCGCATTGTCGATTGGTTCGTTACCAATTTTGCGAAAAAAAACTATACTATTTATGAAATGCCGGTTAGTGTCGAATCCGCTGAAACGATCCGATTCAAAGTTTACAATGATTATAAATTGAAGTTGAAGGCATATAGTAAACGCCGTTTCGACCCTTTTTGTCGTTGGGAACGCATTAGTATTCCCTATGATAATAACAGTTTCATGGAGACAACGATTGGACAGTTGAATTTTTTCAAATGGGCAATCGAGAACCGTATCGTCGATTATATTGAAGAAAACTATCAAGATATTGAAAATGATATGAATCATCGTAATAGTACATCAAAGCGCAATGTCAGTATAGACAATCCGGTGGAAATGAATGATAACAGCAAGACACGTAAAAAGCGCGAGGAATTGTCTGTTAGTGCTTGTAAATGCATAAAAAAAGAAACAGTTAAAATTATTGTGAAATTTAATTGATCATTTATAGATTTGGATTATATAATTCTTCATATGGTTCCAGAGGACGCCCAAATATTTCTTCGTTCGATTCACTATGGATTGAACGATTTTCTGATGAAATAAATTCAATAATTTGTTTTATCCAACTCAGCCCTTTATCATCTGGACTGCTAAAATCATAACTAACATTTTCATTCGTTTTTATTTTTAATAAACGAGAACCTAGTTCTTGGTTTGATAGCCATTGTTCGTGATATTGTTGACATTTTTCCAAATATTCCAAAGATACCGACCCTTCTCCATCGCGCGCGCGTTTTTCTACGCGTTCTTTGCAAACAGAAGCATCCGCGTCGATATAGACGATTCCATCCAAATGAAAATCATCTTGAAATTCCGCATTGAATAATTGATAAATCTGGTAACTTACGTCATCTATTAGACCATCTTCTTTTAGCATTTTTGCAAAAATGTTTTTATCGGCATCGAGGGATCGTTCGCAAATAATTGTTTTACACATAGGGTTTTTTCGCATCACTTCGCGTAACATAGATAATCGCGTAAAATATGCCATTACTTGAAATGTAAAAGAATATTTAGCCGTGTCTTTATAAAATTTCGCCAGAATAGTTTCTCCATCGGCGTCTTTGATCGTTTGCCAGACATCGACTGGTTCCAATACGAAAATGACTTCGCTACTATTCTGAAAACATTTTTGTAAGTTCTCGATAATTGTAGTTTTACCGGAACCAATATTACCTTCAATGGAATAAATTTGTGGACGTGACATTCTGTTTTTGTAGATTCAAAAAACAAAAACTTGTGAATCAATTTTTCTTTTGGTAATATAAAGAAACATAAATGTCACCAAAAACGAAAAAAAGATCGCCGAGTTCTCCAAATTCAAAAAGAAAAACGAAAAAGAATGTTCGATTTTCTGATGTACCACAAGAATTAGTTTTCGAACGAGATTTTGGTCCCGACGATAAAACGCTTTTATGGAACACAAATTTAGAATACAATAATGCAACGACAGAAAGAAACAATGAAATCGACGATTATTTACGTTCTACAATTCGAGCGAGAAAACTAGCAGCAAAACATTATAGAAAATCCAAATTGAATGAATTACAATCACTGAAAAATAATTCAGAACCAATACTTAAACGTTTTGGGAAAATCGAAAACTCTATTTCCGAATTTCAACCCGAAAAAGGTATTCAAATACGTCGTCAGATACCAATCAAAAAAATTACGTTACATGATATAGAATCTCCTATTCCAGAGAAAAAGCAGGGATTTTTATTTAGAATATTATCCAAGGCAAAAAATCTTGTTTCGAAAAAGAAGGGTGGAAAAAATAAAACGAAAAAGCATAAATCGCGCCAGTAATGATATAGACATTATTTTACGTATATAAAATAATGTTCTCAAATATAACCGAATTTTTTACAAAATCAATATACAAAATCAATTTCAAAGACGTCCAGCGCGTATTGAAATCGCCAGAATATATTATAATTAATACGCTTCCTGCGTCGGAGCAAGATTGTCTTATTAAAAACACTCTTCCACTTTACGAAGAAGAAAAATTATTAAACGATTTATTGAACAGTTACGATGTATCTTCTAAAAAAATCATCGTATATGGTAAAAATGCATGTGATGATACTGCCGAGAAAAAATATCGACAATTGCTGAAATTAGGATTCGCGCATGTCTATTTGTATTCGGGTGGAATCTTTGAATGGATGCTTTTGCAAGATATTTATGGCGCCGACGAATTTCCCACAACAAAAAAGGTTCTCGATATTTTACGATTTTCTGGCGGAACCACATTATATAGATAAGGATTTTTATAGTTTTTTTAAATTTTAGAAAATAATAGTGCGTCATAAGGTAAAGTTTCTTCATAATTAGCATCAACCCAGTGTATTTTGACTCGGTCTTTTTTTTCATCAATTTCGAGAACCTTAGCGGTAGACCATTGTTTCATGACTGGAGTTTGTTTTGCATATACTATATTACCGATATTCATTTTTGGAAAATTTATTTTTGTTCTTTTCATTCCATGCTTTAATAATAGAGCGTCATGATGAACTCGTTTACTGTATCCTGGCTTATCGTTAGTTAATTTATCGGAATAACGTATGTTGTCAACACGATTCATAGGTTGTAAATTACAAACATCGTCAGAACCTCCTTTTGATTTGGGGATGATATGATCAATGTTCCAAGCATATGGTGAAGATGTAGAATTCAAATCTCTTCTTTTTATCAGTTTACCCTTCACGTCTAATTTCCATATTTTTGGATTTTTTCCTTTCATTGGTGTAGCTTTTGACCAAACGGCATCTGCGCATCCACTTCTACCATAATTTGTATTATTTACAAGACGTTTTGATTTATAAACGGTTTTATTAGAATTATTACGTTTTGCGATAGTCATACTTGTAGTTTTAATTTACCTTCAATATTTTTGGAAAAAGTGGTTCAATTTTTCACAAAAAATTGATTATATTAATATATTGTAAAACATTGTAATTATATCAACACAAATCATGGATCTAACTCAAAGAAAACTCACACGCGAAGAATGGGAGAACATTGAAATCCCCGTAAGTGCAAATGAAAAGACCATTTTGCGCATGATTATTGATGGTTACGATGACATCAATATTCATTCCAATGATAATATGTCATTGTTCTCATTCATGAAAATAGAAATTACTCCAGAAAACGAGAACTTTCTCTATCAAAAATATTTCGCCGAAACCATTCAAGGCGCCCTCAAAAAATACGGTACTGGACTCAATATAAAATTGGCATCTGAATCCACTTCATTAGAAGGTGCCACTATCCGAAAATTAAAAAGCGCGGACAATATCCGTATTTCCAATATGGACACAAATATCAAACAAAATGCGCCCTATATTTTCGAATATTTGCTGATTTCGATTGCCGAACAATTACTAAAATATATACAAAAAAAAGATAGCAAATATGCATTTTATTTATATACACTCATTCATTTAAGAAAACAATCCATTAAAAATCTCAACAATCACGTAATTGAATTCATCGATAAAATAACAGAATTATCATCCAAATATACAAAACCGAGTCATATTATTGAAAAAGCATATGATTTCATAGAAAAAAACGAGAACTTATTGAAATACGAAGACAAAACCCTCTTTCAACATCAAAAACAATTGTTCTCGATATTTCGCAATAACCGCGAAACACCGAAATTGGTTCTCTATAGTGCGCCTACAGGTACAGGTAAAACTCTATCTCCTATTGGGCTTTGCGGTCATTATCGCATCATCTTTGTATGCGTTGCGCGTCATATCGGCGTTGCACTAGCAAAATCGGCGATTTCAATGGAAAAAAAAGTGGCCTTTGCATTCGGATGTGAAAGCGCAGCAGATGTACGTTTGCATTATTTTGCGGCAAAAGATTATACAAAAAATCGCAAATCGGGTGGAATTGGAAAAGTGGACAATTCCAATGGTGAAAAAGTGGAGATTATGATTTGCGACATACAATCTTATTTGACTGCCATGTATTATATGCTCGCTTTCAATGGCGCATCCGATATCATTACATATTGGGACGAACCCACTATTACTATGGATTATGAAATGCATCCTCTCCATGCAACTATACAAAAAAACTGGGCAGAAAACAAAATTCCCAATATTGTTCTCTCTTGCGCTACACTACCGAAGCAAGAAGAAATCGCTCCGACACTGCAGGATTTCCGCGAACGATTCGATTGCGCAGAAATACATGATATTGCTAGTTATGATTGTAGAAAAAGTATTCCTATATTGAACAAAGACAGTTTCTGCGTTTTACCGCACAATTTATATTCGGAATATCGCGAAATGATTCAATGCGTTAATTATTGTTTGCAAAATCGCACTGTATTAAGATATTTCGATCTAGCCGAAATCGTCAGATTTATTGATTATATTCACGACGAAGAATTCATTGATGACCAATATTCAGTCGATGAATATTTTGCAAAAGGAATCGGAGAAATTACTATGGATTCTCTCAAACAATATTATCTGTTCGCACTGAAGCATATTGACGTCGATGAATGGACAACTATATACAAACACATGAAAACTACGCAAGATAAAAAATTCAGAGCGACTTCCATTCATAAAACCAAAAGTGCTGAATCCGCGAAACCGGTGCCAACAAATGCATTTACACGAACTCAAAGTGTTTCTGGCGCAACCGATCTAAATCGCGATGAAATCAAGAAAAAATCATCGGGTGTTTTGATTACCACGGCAGACGCATATACACTTACTGACGGACCCACTATTTTCCTCACTGATGATGTTCACAAAATAGGTTTGTTTTATATTCAACAATCCAATATTTCGCCCGTTGTATTTCAGATGATTATGGCAAGGATGAATCAAAATAATGAAATCAGTGCCAAAATTACGCGTCTAGAAAACGATATCGATGCCGAACAGAGCAAAATGTCGAACGACAATGGAGAAGGTGAAGAGAAAAAGGGTGATCCAGACCGTCTATCCAATGAAGCAAAGGCCATGTTAGAAGAAATCAACAAACTACGCAAAGAAATCAAATTAATATCACTCGATCCAATGTATGTACCAAATAAAAAACATCATCAAGAATTATGGACACCGACTGGTGATATTTATCCAGATGCATTTGTTCCGACCATCGACGAAGAAACCACTCGTTATATTATGAGTTTGGACATTGAAAACAATTTGAAGGTTCTATTGTTGTTAGGTATCGGAATGTTTTTGGACAAACCGAATATCAAATACATGGAAATTATGAAGAAAATGGCTGATACACAACGGCTATTCATGATAATCGCCTCTTCGGATTATATTTATGGAACCAATTATCAATTCTGCCACGGGTTCATAGGAAAAGACCTTCTTCATATGACCCAACAAAAAACCTTGCAAGCTATGGGACGCATTGGCCGAAACAATATCCAACAGAATTACACCATTCGATTCCGCGACGATGATATGATCCGACGTTTGTTCGAGGCACCCAAAGAAAATCTAGAAGCAATCAATATGCGCCTCTTATTTTGTAGTAGTGCGTAAAATACATAGATAAAATAATGCAATAATCATTGGTTTTGTGGTGCTTTTCACAGCATCACGTATCGCACTATCCTGATAATTCATTTTTTTTATATTTCGCAATCCAACCGCCAATGGTGAACAAAAAAACAACATCAAAAGCCCTGCGCCATGGGAATATTCGCGACTCATCGAATAATACATATTCCATAAAATACGAATATACACAATATATTTGCTTACCATAAATGCATTGGGTTTACCAAATAAAACGGGTATCGTAAGAATACCATTTTCTTTATCACCCTCTCTATCTGCTATATCCAGTAATATTTCGTTTTGCAAAGATCCCCAAAATATCAATTTCGTCGCTGTATTCAATAAAAATTGGTTTTCTATTCCACCCGACGCGACAATGTTTCCGGTATAATATAAAGAGAACGCCACCAAAGTTGCACATGAAACATTTTTAAATAATAAAATTTGTTTTAATAATGGCGTATAAACGAGAACCATTAATAATGCCAAATTGGTAGATATTTGTGTTGATAGTGACATATAGTGAATGTTCAGAAAATGAATGATACCTATCAGTAATGTCGCGAACAAGGTGGCCTCTTTTTTTGTAACATCACCCGCTACTAAAGGTCGTGAAGGATTGTTCGTTTTGTCTATTTCAATATCGCAAATATCATTTGTCACCATACTCAATGACATGATCAATGAAGTAAGAATCGTTCCTATAAAGAATTGTTTTGACCTTATCAAATAATTAAATGACGGTTGTGCTAACCACCCTCCTGCTAGATTCAATGTAAGAGTTGGTAATAAATTTTCGGGACGGATCAATTTCACGAATCCCTTGGTTTTTTTGAGAAAACTGTTGCAATGCAATGAATCGTAGGATTCAAAAGTATGCAATAACAATTGTCTATTCCGAATATTGTGAATTTTAAAACATTTTGCAGTCGTAATAACAATTAAAAAAATAAATACGTTAAACAATATCATTATCATAAATTCACATCAAATCTTTATTTACATATCATAAATAATAAAAGTCCTCCTGCTGCAATAGTAAACAAGGTTATTTTTTTATAAAACAAACAATACATTTTTGTTCCATTATTTACTACATCAGATAATGCGGTTTCCTTTTGAGATTCTAAAAAAAGTCGCCGCATAAATTGGTTGTATCTGGTGTGAATGCTTTTATACAAATTCACAATATGACGAGGCATACATCGAGGTACCACTAAATAATGCAATTTCAACAATATACGTTTATTATTATCATCGATATTCGGATCTTTCCAAATAAAATGAGCATCTCGATTATAATCGAATGCCACAAATTCATTAGTATGCAAAACTATCGGTATATTTGCCTGAGGAAATTTCGTAATAATGCTTTTATTTCCACGAAGTGCCAGTACACATCGTAAAACCGTGCAAAATGGTAAAAAAAAGAAGGGTCCGTCCAGATGTTCGGTTTCAAAAACCCGATCTGAACCCACTGAACCGATCGCAGTTACATATATTTCATTCATTCCATCAATACTCTCAATAATACATCCCGGATAAAAATGCGACATTTTTTTTAAAATATCGCTCATTTTTATTATATCAAACGCACTTTTAATTTCTGCAGGAGATTGTTCGATATATTCATGATATGTTTTGTTCTCAGGGCTTTTCACGTTTTCTGCATATATATTCAAAATGTCGATTGCCATATTACCATGGATAGTACCACATATAGGAGTTTTTGATTTTGACATTATTCTATATATCAATATTTTTTTATATCAAATTTGGGATTTTTATATCAATTTTATAATTTTAGAGGCATTTTTTGCCTTTTTTATATGTGGCTTCATAAATGCTTTCATTATTTGATTTAAAATATCTGTGAATTTTATCGTCACAATTCCTGAAAATAAACTACCTCAACTTTTTTTTTTTGGACATTTTTAAAATGTCCATTTTTCAAAAACACGAAATCAAATTTTCGGAAAAAATCACTTGTGATTGAAATGCAGTAAAACCCGAAATTTTAATTCTCGGTTGACTGCATAACTTTTTTTCGTTGAAACCGATCGGCATTTTTTCTGTTACCATTTTAGGATAACAAAAAAATGCCGAAAAATGCCGAAATATTTTATTGTGAAAAATGTGATTTCAAATGCAGCAAATCAAGCAATTGGATCGCACATTTGTCTACCCGTAAACACAAAATGGTAATTAATGGTAACGAAAAAAATGCCAACAAGAGTTTGCACTGTTTATGCGGTAAAGTATTTTGTTTTCAGTCCGGGTTGAGCCGTCATCGTAAGACCTGTATCCATGTTTTGCAAGATTCATCGAGCGAAACTCGAGAATATGATGATACGAAATCGACTGCATTCATGAACACGGAAATCATTTCCGAAATTTTAAAACAAAATAATGAATTCAAGACACTTTTACTCGAGCAGCAAAATAAAATCATGGAGCAGAATAGTAAAATTATAGAAATGGCAAAACCGACGAATGTTATAACACACAATACAACCAATAATACGCAATTTAATTTGAACGTTTTTTTAAATGAAACGTGCAAAGATGCACTCAATATGGTCGATTTCGTCAACAATATAAAATTGGAAATCAAGGATTTGGAGAACGTCGGTCACTATGGATACATAGAAGGAATAACGAACATTATTATGAAGAATTTAAATACGATCGAAGTGAGCAAACGTCCAATACATTGCACCGATCTGAAGAGAGAGACGATGTATATCCGAGACGACGACAAATGGAACAAAGACAGCGCAGAGAAGACCAAATTGAAAAAACTGATTGGTCGCGTGGCCGACAAAAATTTACAACAATTGCAGCAATGGCGTGAAATGAATCCAGAGTGTCTGAATCCAGAACATCAGAAATACGATTTTTGTATAGATATGTACAAAAACGCACTTGGAGGTTTTGGTGAAGAGGAACAGAATAAATTCGACGATAAAATTATTCGAAACGTGGCAAAACACGTTTTGGTCGATAAAACGACAATTCCATAATTGCAATAATATATATTATTGTAATTTTACATAGCATTATAGAGGCACTATAGTGCATTTTTATAATCAACAACGTAAGGATTAGATGAAAGAGCGCTCAAAATGTCTCCGCTATTGCGATCCATTTGAATGCTCTGATAAAGAGGATCGTGACCTTGTAAACGACCCATGTTGGAAATATCCGGTGTTTGAAAAGGCATAGTAGCGGTAACCGCACGATTGTTTGCCAACATACCGTCTCTTTCAGCTTGAGTCATGTTGATATTTCCATTCAATAAACTCATATTTCCAGGAACTAAACGTCCGTCAATAGTAGAACTTTTGATGTCATTATTACGTTGATTATAACCAGCTTCATAGGATTTTGGTTCTTTTGTACTAGACGCAGCATTACCTGCGTAATAATAATCACTGGTTTCTTGACGATATGT